TGAAGGGTTGCGCTGACCGGTAAGGAGAAGGTATCGCTAAAATGATTGCCCTGTCCTCTATCTCGGAATAGTGAATACCACCAACAGGATATTGAAGGGTCAGTTCATACTCTCCGTTGCGCTCTTCCACAACTGTGCAAGATACGGCATCAGAAAGCACTCCTAACCCCTGATTGTTGAAAGATGTTGCGGTAGATGAATACAGAATAGGTTTCATTATAGTGTCCACCACCTCGGCACCATTGTGCATGATGCGTTATTGAAAGTAATTTCGTTTTCCCCTGATTCAAGATATGGGAAGTCTCCCGTTATCCGAATATCGGAGTTGCGATTCTCTGTACCTGTGTATGCGTTCTGTGTCTCGCAATCTATAACTATTGTTTTATTGAGATTGTTTGAGATAGCGATGGAATTTCCGTTGACTGTAAGGGTGCCGCTCCCTGTTAAAGAGAAGATTGGGTAGCAAGGCATCCATGCGTTGTTGATAGTCTCACCGGAAGTTAAAGTCTGTTCGTATTCCCCACTCTTCAACCATCTCTGAGGTTTGCAATCAAACTTAACAGTAGTTCTCCCCATATACCCCATGAAGTCCTTTAGTCTCTCCTGGTCGGCCAGCAATGCCATTCTGTATATGTCGGGATCATAACTGTCCTCAAGTCTTAAATATCCTCTTGAACTAAGCAACCACCTTAAAATGTCTTTTGAAATCTCAAAAAAGCCCTCTTTTTTGGCGTTGAAATAGATTTCGTACTCCATTTCGACATTTGAAAATGCTCCAGTATCAAGAAGAAGGTCGCCATTCCTTCCGGGAACGGAAACCTTCTCCACTACTCTTGTCGGCACTTCCAAGTTAGGCCATTTTTCTACTTTGATATTGAACTCCTCGGAGGAATGTCCGTTGTATATGAAATAGTTTACTGCCATACTGCCTGTTTCCTCCTTGTTGCTTCTTGCATCCTTGCCATGACCACATCCGCGATCTGATTCTCATTCATTCCCGGTGCCGCGTTCACAGTAAGATTGATACCGCCGTTGAAGTTTGTTGTGGAATAGTTTGTCGCGGCAGCCATAGCGCCGGCAGCATTTGCTGCGGCCTGTTGCACTCTCCACACGTTATCATCAATGCCTTTCGCAAATCCTTCCATCATATGCGGCATCCATTGTTCGTATTCATGGAGAGGTCCTTTATCAGGACGCGTAAATGCCATTACCTGACGGACCGCGTTCGCAGCTCTTGCGGCAGCCGTTCCGACAGAAGGTACTTTCGCAGCAATACCGTTGATAAATCCGTCTATCATGTGAACGCCCCAAGTGTAGGATTCGTTCGCCACGTTAGCCAAGCCTCTTGCCCGTGCCTGTGCGTTTTCAATCTGCTCTCTCAGGCTATTCGCCATGTTCGCCAGGGACCTTGTGACCACAGTCTCCTTTTGGTCAATCAAGCCCAAGTCGGCAAGTATGCCCCTTGCGAGAGAGTTGTGCGATCTCTCTGTCCTTGTTAGACCTTCGGAAACCTTGTCATACGCTCCGCGCCATCTCTGCTGGTTGGTGATAAACCAAGACGCAGCATCTTTCAGTAATCCCAAAGCGTGAACCGCCGCATTAACAGTTTCAGCAATATCCGCTCCAAGTGTCTCCCAGTCGATTTGCTCAACCAGTTCAAGACAAGCGGGTATTACTTCATCTCTTAAAGCGTCATTGACAGGCTGAAATGCCGTTCCGAGTTTATCCCTGACGGTACTCTGCAAGGAAGAAATCTTCCCTTCCAAAGTCTGCGCTCCAACCTGTGAAGCCTCAAAGAACTTACCGCCCTCTGTTGTAGCTTGGGTCAGCGCGTCAACGATCATGTCGAAGGTGATGTCCATCTCTTTGAGTTCTTCCACGGATTTCCCCGTAGAGTCCGCCAAGAGAGAATACACATCAACACCGGCATAGGCGAACTGACGCATATCCGTCGCGGATGCTTTGCCGTAGTTTTGGATCTGCTGCAAGTTCGCAACCATTCGGGTCAGTTCATCGTTGCCGCCCCCGGTCGCCACGATTGCTTTAGCCAATGCTGAAACGGCCTGTTGTGACCTTTCTCCGCTCGTCCCGGATGCGATAAGCATCTTGTTGGCATCAACCAAAGTATCAACGCCAAGACCGATTTGGATGGCAAGGTCTTTCTGATTTTGAATAAGTGACTCGGTGTTTCTCTGCGCTTCTTCTGCGCTCTGCCCCGAAGTCCTGAAGAACGCGGAAATAGTGGCGTTGTATCTCTCCATCTGAGAGTTGTAGTCAACGGCCGCCTTCCCGACTTCGTATATCTTTTTGCCTACTTGCTTCGCAACGTTGACGAGTTCTTGCAATCCGACTGTCGCCACGGCAATCTGCCCGGCAAAAGTGGAAGTGTCCATGCCCATGTCTTTTTGAGCATTTCCTAACTCTTTGGTTTCTTTTTCAGCCTGGTCGGCCTCGGTACCGTACTTATCCAGCTCCTGAGTAGTCTTGTAAAGTTGGTCAGCGACTTCTCTCTGAGCGATACGATGGTTGTTGATCTCGTTGGTAAATTCGGCTTGCTGCTGCTCGGTGAGTTTACCCGTGGCGGCCATTTCCCTCATTCGGTTTTCGATGAGGTTTATAGCGCTCTCATGGAGGTCATACACCCTTGTGAGCTGACTGATTCTGTTCTTCAGCCCGTCTGCCGTGGTGCCGTTCTGCTCCATGCTCTTGTCGAGCAATTTGAGGGAGGAGGTAGCCTCTTTGACGTTGGACGCAATAGTCTTGAATTGGTTGGCGAACTCTTTACCGCCTGATAACAATATTCTAGTGGATATAGATCCCGCCATTTATTTCATCCTCATTATTTCCATGAAGTTGTTTGCGTTATAAGTGAACTTTTGTTTCGCGCCTTGCGCGATCAACCAACAGGCAATCATGTCCATTATTTCCCCCTCCGTCCTTGCGACTGTTTCAGGGTAAGACAAGCCTGTTTTCATACCTGAACCGATAAGCCACGCAGTAGTGATTTTTACTGCGTGGCCTCGTCTTTTGGGTCTGGCTGAACTTCGACTGAGATGTTGTGCGACTTGATATAAGCGTCAGTTATCGCTTTCACAATGTCGCCGACTTCGCGGTCCTCCATGAACAACCAGCAATCAGGGGACGGAAGGTCCTTTTCTTCAAGAAACGCCTCAATGTTCTGTTTAGAACGAAGATTCGCCGCCTGAATAAGGATCCTTGCTATTCCGATGATTCGCTCATACAGTTCTTTGTCGCTTTCCACTTCAAGAAGGTCCTGAAGCTTGAAAGAACCATATGTCTTTTCTAGTTGGTCTTTAGCCCACAAAGTAAGTCGAAATTCATATTCCTTGCCAAGAATCGTTACCATTTATTCCTCCTTAGATGTTCAGGAAAGTCTTTAGAGCGTTCTCTGCCGCCGTTTCTGTGTTGTAGCCCGTGTCGGAAGTGTACTTCCAGTTATGGTTCGCGGTGTCATCTCTCATGAAGTTCGCCGTGAGTTCCATCGTCTGCCAGTCGATCTGGTCCTCCTGTGTTGCCATTTCCTCACCGTAAGGCTGGAACTTGCATTTCGGGAAGACTACCGGGAAGTAACTTGTCACACCGTTCATCATCGTGCGGAAGATGAAGCCAACCGCGCAATAAGGATGCGATGCCTCGTCACCAAACGCTACCCATCCGTCTGTTGCCTCGGGAAGTCCGTAGATCAGGCGTCTCGCTGCCGCGTCAAGCCCGTCAACTGTCAGCGTGATTTCGCCGCCGGAGACAATGCCGTTCTCAGTCTCAGCAATGATGTTGTCAGCGTAAAAGTTGTTATCGTCTACGGTGTCGGGTTCGACAGAGACCTCAACGCCCCTCGCAAGGACCTGACCGCTTGAATAAACGTTGGTGCCTGAGGGGTTGGAATACAGAGCAACATAAGGTTTGGAGAAACCAGTTCCTACGTTTGCCATATTTTAATCTCCTTCGTTTACTGCGTTTTCAAGCCATTCATTAAATTCCTTATCCATGACCTCTTTGGCATGGTTTCGGGATTTATTCATAGCTTTCGTATAAAAATGAGTGGCCTTTATTGGCGGAACCCTTACCCCGTCTTTGCGGGTGTACTCCGCCCTTCCACTCTCAAGGGTTGCCGCTTTTAGGGGTTGCGGTTTACCCGGCTCGGTTCCGCCCCTTCTGTGATGGGGGACGGTATCGTAACCCATGAAATGAACGTTAGTCGCTGACTCGTTCGCATTTGATTCGATCTTGTCTGACTTCAGCTCATCCACAAGATGTTTTGTGTTTCTAGGGTCGCCATGCCCTAACTCAGCAATCTTCAATTGCTCCTTAACGTGTTTTAAGACAACATCGGTTCCTGAATAAACGGTATGGCGCATGATCGGTACTATCTTCTTCGGGACTTTCGCCATTCTGTCTGCGAACTTATCAAGTTCTGAATAATTGATTCTTGTAGGCATTAACAGAACTCCGTTACCCATTCATAGTGGATATATCCCATTTCTTCTTCATATTGGATGGTGTTGAGATACCACCCGAACACATAAGGACCACCGTCTGCCAAAGTGTTGAAATAGTTTTCTATTAACTCTTTTGTCGCTCCGGTATCATCCTTTGTGTAGAGGGAAATGTAGACGATGGTAGTCTTTTCGGAATGACGGTTATTCGCTCTGAAATAACTTTCATCGTCTTCCGCATATACCCCGTATTCATGGTTGGGAGCGGGTGACCATCCGAAGTGAACAAACCGCAAACCTTCTTTAAGAGCATTTAGTCCGTTCGCTAAATCTTCAATCGTCATGTTCCGCCACCTCCCACAAACTTATCCACTTTCTGCACAGTCAAGTCGATTACCTGACCGTTTACGGGAGTGTAAGTCCTGATGATCCGATAGTACTGTCCGTTGTAGATACACAATTTCTCGCCCTGGTACTCTGAATAATCCGTTAGGCGAAAGATAAATGAAGGTTCGATACCCTGAGCTAACGCCTGATAAAATTCGTTATTCCTAACGCTTCTTATCTCGGCAAAGATTTCTCTTGAGTCGTCAAGGATGTCTTCAAAAACGCCTCTCGGTTCTTCGGGAACAAGGGTGATTACAGTCGCCCTTATCATTCGTTCCCCTCCCAGTCTGCGAGTCCATAGTTACTGTTTGATATGAGTTGAGCCTTCTGTTCATCGTAGGATCTCTTCAAATCTTCATAATCCTCAGGTGTTCCGAAGTTCATCCTCACATAAGTAATGATCGCCTGTTGCAACAGAGGGTCGGTAGTCTCGGAAGTTGCCGTAACACCGACAATCCCCAAGTCCGCACAAGCTGCGTTAATGAGAAGTTTGATTTCCGGGTCATACGCCCTCACCGTAATTCTCATAGCGATCTTCGTTAATTGCAGCATCTCTGCCATAGCGATTTCTCCTTAAAAAGTAGGGGCGGATTTCTCCGCCCCTTTTAGTCTTATTACGCCTTCTTGAGAAGAGCGAAGTGTTTGTCTGCGACAACGCCAGTTCCGAGGAACCACTCACCGAGAATTTCTACAATGTTGGCTTTCTTCTGGGTGTAGGGGTCGAAGGTGAACTCAACACCGTCACCGTTCGGAGCGGTTGCGATTGTTCCGTTGCGGAGGTCGCCGAGGATTGCGTAAACGGCACCGGAAGCAGCTGCGGAGTATGCCGGGAGCGCATCGGTGGCGATTACGTCATAACCCTCAAACGGGTCTGCATAGAAACTGCCCTGATATACGGCAGCCTTGAAAGCGGCCTTTGTCTGCGGGTTCATGATGAGAACCTTGCTGCCGGCCTCGCCTGTGATAAGTCCTTCAAGCTGAGCAACTACGCCAAGAGCGGGAGCTGCGGTAATAGCACCGGCGGACGGAGAAGATGCGGTAGCGGCCTGAGGAAGACCGGCGATCTGTCCGATAAGACGGGATGCAGCCTTCTTGATTACGCGATAACCAATTTCATCATACAGATAGTCGAGGAAACGTCTGCCACGGAAACCAAGTACCTGTTTGGAAACGCCCTTCCATTTCTTGATATATTCGGGCTTGATCTCGACTGTTCCGAGTGTCAGAGTTTCCTCATCGATCGGGTCACCGCCCTCGGTGTGAACAACTGCGTCACTTGCGCTCAGCTCAAAGTTCACTTTGTAGTTGCCAATGCCATCGAGCTTCGGAACATAACGCATGATCTCATCACGCTCCCAAGCGGTGCGTACTCCCTCTTCTACGAAAGTAGGAACGGCAACGTCGCCCTCTACGTTCTCGGAAAGAAGTGCTGCGCGGAGTTCGCTATCGTCTCCGCTCTTAACGGCCTCTGCATAGAGGTCAATGTACTTGTCAGTATTTCTGAATTCTTTGATATCCATAGTGGATTCCTTTCTTTCTTCTGCTTCAAATGTTTCTACGGATTTGCCCTCGCCCTCGGAAATCTTGTCGAGGATTGCGGACCTTTTTTCCTGCTCCTGACTTCTTGTTTCAAGCTCTTCGTTGATAGACCTTACTTCTGCGTCCAGAGAGTCGAGGTCTGCCTCAGGAGAATCAAGAAGTCCACGGATCTCGGAAAGTCTTGCCTCCAGCTCTTCGCTGGACATTGTTTTCAGTTCCATGATTATCTCCTTGTGTCGATCAGTAACCTGATTCGTTTCTTCTGCTGCTCCCTCTTAAGGAACTCCTCCTTCGCCTTCTCGATCTCTCCGTCTATGTAGGAACGGGCGGCAGCAATATCTGTATTGGGGTTCGCGGGTAACGAAACGGCGCTTACGTCATATATGCGCTTTATATGGCGTATGGTTCGGATATGGTTGGTTTCGTCATACTCGTTCCGGTCTACCGTGAACGCCCAAGACATTTCTTTGACCATGCCCGAATCAATGTTTTCAAACATATTCCGGGCATCACTTGTTTTAGATAAGTCTGCCTCAACTTTCAGACCATGCTCATCTGTTGAGAGTTTCAGGGTTCCGTTGGACATTCTCGCGAACACCATCCCTGAGTGGTCATACTGAAAGATAACGTCAGACATATCCGTGTCGGCATCGATTGCATTAGGGTCAATCTGTTCTTTGTAATCAATACCTTCGTAAGAAAAAAGCGTGTATGGATCACTGAAAGTTGTCGCATACCCGCTTACTCGATATTCTTTTTCTTCGTTCCCTAGCATCCTCTCAAGCGGAATGGAACGATATTCTCTCTCATTCGGTAGATAAGGCATCTTCGTCCTCCTCTTCTGTATCTTCTGTAGTTGGATTCTGTTGCGGCCCGACATAGCTCGGTTTGCCCTCCTGGACGAAATAGTATTCGCCACGGATAGGCGACTTCTGCCCTTCTCCGTCCGGGAGGGGCGGCATATTGAAAAGGTCCCTGATCTCATCAATCATGGCAAGACCTCTGTCGGCCATAGCGTTCGCAAGTTTGATTTTGTTTCCGATACTCATGTTGGAAAGTCTGTTGGAAGATACCTCGATAATGTTTCCGTAGGACCTCTCAGTATCGGATATGAGCATATTGGTAAGAACCTCCGCCAGCTGAATAGCGAAGGGTTCCACGGCACCGGCATAGAACGCGTCAATTTCTTCTGCGGTGGCGCTATTCTGAATAATCTTCTCATTCACTCCAAAGTAGTCAAAAACGTTGGTCTGAATGAGTTTCTGCTGAGCGGCGTCTACCACATAAGGTTTGCTCTCGATCTGTTTAACGTCCTTGTAGGTGTTCGGGAACAAAAGGAAACCTGAGTTGTCTTCAGAACTTGCGAGGTTGTAATCTGTGAATCTCTTTCTTTCAGCAGCAAGGTCATCCGCGTTGGTGAAGTTTGTGATAGTCGCCATGAAGCGATATGTCGAACTGTTCTTTACGCCCTCTTTGATTGCTTGGTTCTGCAAGTGAATCAAATCGAGGGTAGGTCCAAGCGACTGCGATTTATCCCCAAAGAAATCGGACTTCATCTGAAAACGGGTCATGATGCCGCATTTCTCTAATTCAACCGCGGCTCTCTGTCCGTCATGGAACTCGATCCTCAGATAAACAACTCCCTGATATTCCGACAGTTCGCACCGTCTTGGATAGATCGGATAGATTCCCGTTGTTTCCCCGTAACGGTTGATTACCGGAACAATGACCGCCGTATTCTGCGTATAGAGTATGGTGGCAAGTCTATAAAGAAACTGTGACCATGTACTCCATTCAGAGGGCGCTCTCTTGAGTTTCTTCTGTAACGAAGGATTGCCCGGTCCCCTCCATTCGACTTGAAGTTTTGAACAATACCTTGCAATGGCATCAATGGACGCTCTCACAAGTTCCTGTTCGTATAGTTCCCCTTGCCACGTTGTGAAGTGCGGTTCATAGGCGGTCAACGTTTTAAATGTGTTGCCACCTACATACCTTTCTTTCTTGGGAAAGAGAAGTTCAAAAAGTCCCATGTTTTTACCTCATGTTTTGTAAGCGTTGACCATCTTCCGCCCAATACTTCTGTCTGCCTATCATGGCATCGATGATTGCCGCCATTCCGTCTATATGGTCTGTTTGCGATATTTTTACCAGTTTCACCCTCTCCGTCTGGCTTTCCATTTTTAAAGCCGCGTTGAGTAAGTGAACTTTCAGGAGATCGTTGTCCCCTATGTCAATTCTTCCGTCTTTTATCATGCCCTCAAACTCTGCGATACCGGGCGTCATGTTATATCCCTGTGTACAGTCATCTGTAAGGCATCCAAAGGATTCAAGGTCTTTAATCAGGTATTGCGCTGAGTATCTATCGTACATAACTCTCAAGGGATACAAGTGGTAGTGATTGATGATGTTCGTGATGTAGTCATAACAATCCTGGTAATCAATCACGTTTGCCCCGGAGAGCTGTAAAAATCCCCTTTGAACGTAAATGTTATAAGGGAGGTTGTCCCTTGCCGTTGCCTCTTCCAACTTCTCGGACGGCATGAAAAACTTGCCAAAGATGTGAATGATGTTATTCTTCTGCACCAGCCACATCACCGCGCTGAGGTCAGTAGTCCGAGACAAATCTATGCCGAGCATGGCGTAGTGTTCGGAGTAATGTTCAGGAAGAACCGGCACTCCGGTGTATGCTCTTTCAACATCCACGGCATTTAGGAACGCTTGCGAGCTGCTTTGTTTGACGTTGCAGTATTTGACAATAAATTCCGCTTTCTTCTGTAAGGATCCTTCCGCTACCGCAAGTTCCTCAAGAAGATAGTCGAGCGTGACAGAAACGCCCAAGTTAGGATTGGATTTCTGCCATTCATTCGCGTCATTCCAAAGTCGAATATCGTCAATTGCATAGATAACGGGAAGAAACCTTGTTTCCCTTGAGTCGCCTTTTAACAATCTTGTAGCGCGTTTAAAGAGTTCATCATAAGGACCCTCGTTCTCATATCCAGCCGAGGATATGGAGATCAGCAAGGGTTGTTTTCTTGCGCCCTGAGAAGATTTCAGCACTTCATAGAATTTGTTTCCGCCATTGGCCGAGTAACTCGCGATCTCATCACATATTCCGAGAGAGATATTCAACCCATCGGACTTTTTAGCTGAGAACGCCAAAGGTTTTACAGAAGAGTTTGAGGATTCGATATAAACATCCGTTCTTCTCTTCTTGACCCTCTTCCTTAAAGAAGGTTCCTTGTCGCACATTTGGTAAAAATTGTTGTACCCGATCTCGGCCTGTTCCAATTTGGGAGCAACGAAATAAATTCTCGCGCCGTACTCTCCATCGGCGAAAGCACAGTAGGCGGCAATAGCCGAAAGTAGTAAGGTCTTTCCGTTCTTTCTTCCTACTACAAGGAATATCTCCCGGAATTGCCTATTACCCTGTTTATCTACAACGCCAAAAACAATGCTCAGAAACGCTTTCTGCCACAACTCAAGTTTTATCTTGCCGGGTGCTAAAGGCCCTTCTGCGTGGCGGCAAAACGTTTCGATGAAGTCTATTGCGTGATTCGCTTTCTTCTGGTCGAAGAAAAACTTTTTATCCTGAAGTCCGTGGACGATATATTCATAAATCAGAGTGATCCAAAGACCCACCGTATAGGTTCCGTCTTTAATCCCCTGATAATACTGGTAGATATAGTTCATGAGTTCACGAACTTTTCAAATTCGTCCTCAGGCTCCTTGACGGGTGCCTGAGCCAATATTTTTAAAAGGGTGTCCATCGTTCTGTTCGCCGAGTTGGAAGTATTGTTGTACTCCTTAACTGCCGGGTGAACATAGAAGTTCGGACGCCCTTTCACATATTCTTTTTCAACTATCGTGTCGGAGTTTTCGATTACCTCCTCCAACTTTTTGAGGTTCTTGATCTGTG